ATCGGCGCGGTCGGTGGCGACGCGCAGGCCGCCATTGTCGATGACGGACGCGATCATCGTGCCCGGCCTGCGCGACGCCGAGTTCAGCAGATTCTTGCCGGACGGCACGAGCAGTGCGCCGTCGTGTGTCAGCCCGATGCGCTGGCCGGCATGATAGATTCCGGCGACCGGCAGGCCATTGACGCATACCCCCCCACGAAGCGGATAATCGGTCATTATTGTCTCCTTAGATGATCTGCCGCACGCTGATGTCGTCGAAGCGCCCGAAGCCGTCTACGGTGTTGATTCGCAGGGAGGCGCTCGTGATGCCTTCGGGCACCGTCCACGTAGTCGAGAAACGCTGCCACTTGTAATAGTCCTCGTGGTCGATGGCCGGAAGCTTGATGATGTCATCGACGGTGCCGTCCGGGAGCGCCATGGACACCACGTGTTTGCGCATTTCCCAGGCGTCGGCCTTCCATAGGCTAATCTCGAGCGTCATACCGGCTTGCACCGTGAAAAAGGACGATTGGAGCATGCTGCCGCGGCCGCCGAACATGATCCAATAGTCTCCGCCGTGCGGCTCTACGATGTTTTTGCTGTTTTCGCGGGTCTGTATGACGTTGTTGCCCTTGGTCTTCCAGCCGGTCATGTCGCCTGTCTCGAAGTCTCCGTTGGTGATGAGGTTCCTGCCGAGCGCGGGCAACAGCAGGCTCCCCGCCTTGCCGAGTCCTATCTTTTTCCCGGCACGGTAGGCTCCCGCGACTTCAAGCCCGTGGAGGCATACCCCCCCCCCGAAGCTGTTCCGCCATGATTCCTCCTTAGATGATTTCTACAAGGCTCACGTCATCGACCCTCAGCCATGTGTTTTCCGTGATCGTGACGGTAACGGCCGTGCAGTCCTTGGGCGCGGTGAAGTCGAGAGTGACTTCATACCATTGCGTATCAGCCCTGATTGGCGTTTTGGTTGATGCCACCACCGCGTCTCCGGCCGTGACCGTCGCCGTGACTCTGCGCCATGAGCTTCCATCTCCGACGGCATGCCAGAAGTCGAGGCGGTAGCGTGAGCCGGGGCTGACGGCCAAGGTCTGCGACACCCCGCCGTCATCGCTGCGGCTCATATACCATGCGAGTCCGCCATGCGGATCGTGGACGGCAGAATTTGCCGATGATGATGTGACGACAGAGCCGTCGCCTATCGCCGTCCATCCCGTCAGCACCTGCTCGAACCCGCCGTTGACGATGAGATTGTCAGCGGGATTGGGCAGTACGAGGCGTGTGCCGGAATGCGAGAGTCCTATCATGCGGCCCGCACGGCACGCTCCGCCCACCTGCCTTCCCATGATGCTGACGCCGCTCATGCCGCCTCCCTTGGCCACCAGTAGAAGTTAAGCGGGTCTGCGGCGCTTTTGGCGGCGGCGTCGGCAGCGTCCGTGCACTGGATCCATTTCGGGATTGCTGCGGCGCTGTCGGCGGCCTGCGCGGCGGACTTGGCCGCCGCCGTCTCCGATGCCTTGACGGCGTTCTCGCTGGCCTTGGCCTTATCGGCCGATGTGGCCGCATCATGCGCTTTGCCGGTGGCCGTGCTGGCGGAGGTATTGGCTGATTGGGCGTCCGCCGCCGCGCTGGCCGCGCTGGCACCGGCCGCGGTCTCGCTGTCTTTTGCCTTCGCCGCCGACCGTGCCGCCGCGCTCTCGGATGCCGATGCCGCCGACTTGGATTGTCCGGCGCTCTCGGACGACTTTGCGGCTGCAGTCTCGGAAACCCGCGCCTTGTCGGCGCTCACGGCAGCCGCATCCGCCTTGGCCTGAGCCGTCTGCATGGCCGTTTCCGCAGCCTGCCCTGCCGTTTCCGCTCTATCCTGAGCGGTAGCGGCGGCAGCGGCCTTGACGGTGGCGGTCTCCGCCGCCTGGGATGTCGTGGCCGCATCCTGTTTGACCTGTCCGGCGGTTTCGGTGAGCTGACCGGCGATGGTCTTCGCCTCGCCGATCAGCCCCTGCGCCGTGGTCTCGGCTTCGTGCGCGAGACTGGCGCTGGATGCCGCCGCCGTCTGCGATGCGAGTGCCTTCGCGGCCGCATCCGCCGCCTTCGCGCTCTCCTGCCCGGCCACGCCCTCGCTGGCCTTCGCGGCCAGTGCGGAGCTTTCCGCACGGGTCACTTTGTCGTCGATCGATTCGATCTGGTCCAGGGCGGACTGGGCGGCGCGGGTGACGGTCTCCCACGCAGCCACGGTCTCCGAGCTCTGGTCGAGCGTGGCGGGATCCACGTCCACCAGCCCGGCGTACTCGACCGTCTGGGCGGAATCGGGCACCTCCACGTAGCGGGTGGCGCCGGCAGCCACAAGCTCGCTCGCACGCCACACCCATTGCGTGGTGCTCGGCATCACCTCCACGGTGGCCTCGCCCGCCGTAAGCTTGACAGTCTGCGCGACCGGCAGCCTGATCGCATCACGCACCGTCACACGGCGCGTGGGTACCAAGCTCACGCCGCCGGAAAGGCCGGAGCCCTCCGCATCCGTCAAGTGGAAATGCACCAATGTCATGAGTGCTCCTTCCTTGTGGGGCCGTTATGCGCGGCCATGATCTCGTCGTGCATCTTCGTTCCCGTCCCGTTGCCGCCGAGCGCGCTGTACGCGTCGTACGCGTCGTCGGCCTCGTCCATCACCTCGACGGGTATCGGTCGGCCGGACTGCACGTATTCGCGATGGATCCGGATGATCTCGGCGCGAAGCAGAACGCGCAGCCCGTGGATCACCGCACGCCCGTATCTCCACGCCACCGCGGCGAGCGTGACCGCACCGCCGCACATGGCGGGCACGAGCCATGCGACGATCTGATCGAGCAGTTGCATGCGGGCCTCTTTTCTAGGCTTGGAATCCCACACGGCGATCGTCGTGGATTGGCCGCGACGGCGTGTGGGATTTGGAGGTAAAAGATGCTGTTGTCCGTTTTCCATGACGAGGTGTGGCTGCCGTCGTGCGCGAATTTGAGGGAATGCACCATGGTCGGATATGAGAGCGCGTGGCGATGCCATATCGTGGACGCTTTCGGCGGGCTTGAGATCGATTCGATCACTGCCGGCATGATCGAGACGTGGATGGCCGGCATGCCGCGCGGCGCGGCGCGCAAGGCTGGGGCGTTCTTCGCACCATGCTCCGCAAGGCATTCAGGTGGGGCATGAGCAGTGTGGACGTGACCACGCGCGTCAGGGGACCGAAGAGGACGGATCATCAGCCGCGCGTGCTCGATTCGCGGCAGATCGCGACGCTCCTGCGTGGGTTCTGGGGGCATGAGCTCGAGGCATGGCTCATCTGCAGCGTTACGCTGGGGCTCAGGCCTGAGGAGGCGCTTGGCCTCGAATGGTCGGACATCGACCTGCGCGGCGGACAGGTGCGGATCCGGCGCGGTGTGCAATGAGTATCCGGCCACGAGGTCGTTGTCGAGCCAAAGACCGATCTGTCCGCTAGGGAGCTCGTGCTCCCCCGGTTCGCGGTGCTTCGTCTGCGGCTGATCCGCCACGGCGGGTCTGGCAGGCTTGTCGGCGACCTGAATCCCGGGCAGGTGGACCGCAGCTACAGGCGATGGTGCCATGAACAGCGTCTCCCTTTCGTGCCCAGGGAGAACCTGCGTCACTCGTGGGCGACGAGCGCTTTGACTGCCGGAGTGGATGTGGCCGTCGTGAGCCGCGCTCTGGGACATTCGAGCATCGAGACCACGGCCCGCTATTACTTACGGCCGGACGTGACAGTGCTCAAGGACGCGCAGAAGCTGTGGGAGAAGGCAATCATGCGGTAAGGGATTCCGTAACCCAGCCATGGAAGCCGCCGTATACGAACAGCAGACTCACTCTGTGTCGCGTCGGACGCGTCGTCACGGTCAACGGCAACGTCAAGTTCGACGGCAGTGGACAGCAGAACTACTCGACGGCGGTTGAGACCATCCCAGAAGCGTTCCGTCCGCTCGCCGACCAGAGCATCATATCGTTCCCGTCCTGCGGTTTCAGCCTGCTTGTCATGCGTGATGGGAAGGTGCAGATGCTTGGCGACCCGAAATCCGCTTACTCCACGGCGCACGGCTGTTGGATGGCACTGCAATAGCTTTCCGTAACCCTCCCATTTGGCAACGGCAACGGCAACAGTAATGGCGGAATATACCCAATCGGTAGGGTGTCTAACCCGAATGCGATCAAGTCCTTGAATGGCAGAGCCACACTGTCGTCCGGAACGACAGTGGCGATTCCATTCATCCACCCGTCATACCTGCAACGTTCGGTCCAAGTATCGATTGCACCTGATGGGACAGTCAATCTGCTCGTTGGTCCCGAAGTTACTGTCACAGGTGGAATCGTGGAAATCCATTTTTAATAGCATTCCGTAACCCCGATTCGTTTCACGAAACTGACCTCCGACCCGGAATTCGCAATCAGTGGATGCGTCGTCAATGGTTTGGCGACCGTCTACTGCCGGTGGGTCAACAAAGGGACTTTCGGCAATAAGGCGTGGAATGGAGTGCTTTTGGCAAGAATGGACGTGCAGTCCACCGGTGAAAGCTTCAACATGTTCACAGACAATTCCCCTGAAGATCGGATGCAGAATCGTTTTCTGTACGTCGTGGGAAACACGGTTTCCTTCCGCACGTCGTATGATGCGACCATTCCAGCAAACACATGGCATGTCGGCAGCGTATCGTTTCCGGTGACGACGGTTTAGGCCGTGATGTACGAGGCGGATGTGATGAAACCTTCTCCGTTCTGGCTGCCACCAAGATTCCTGTAGGTGAATTTGCCGTCCGGCAGTATGGTGAAATCTCGTTGACTGCTACCGTCACGCCCACTGTACGCCCACCTCGTCGTAATCAATGGACGCCAGCCAGCCGGCAGGACGCCGAAATTGCCGGTATCCCATGATGCCGTGGCGGCGCTCTTCCATTCCACGAGGATTTGCACCACATTCCCGGCTTTCACGCCCGTCACCTTGCCATACTGGCAGGTGATAAGCGTCTGGGTTACGGAATCCCACAGCTTCGACATGGGAGGCAGCTGTTTGATGAGCATGACCGGCGTGCCGGGCGTGATCCCGCTTATCGGGATGCGGGCGATCGGGATCCACGCCGTGCCGGAGGCCGAGTGGATGCTGCCCGACGGGACGGTCGGGTCGGCGGCCGTTCCGGTGTTTGGCGTGCCTTTGAGTACGGCAATGGCAGCGGTCTCGATGTTCTGACCGTTCCGTGTGTATTTGAGGCAGACGAGGTCGTTGCGGTTCTGGCCGCTCATGCCGCTTTCGATGGTCGCGGTCTCGGCCTCGGTGACGCGCGCGTATCGTCCTTCGACCACGAGGTTGAGGACTGGGATCAGCGCGTGATTCGCATCCTGCATGGTCACCGTAGGGAAAGTGCCGTCGCTGCCCTGCAGCAGGTAGCTTCCGTTGCCGATGATTCCGGCCTGCATGGCGCCCATGTCTCCGCTGGTGATGTGCGGTGCGCCGCCCTTGCCTGTGATGAGCGTGGTGGTCATGTCAGTCCTTTCCCTCGGTAAGCCATGCCGTGTAGGCCGCGTCCTGCGTGGCGGCGAGTTTCTTGAATTCCTGCTGGCATGAGGTGCATGCCAGCGCCTCCTGCGTCACTCCGTCCGCGGTGGTGTGTTTGATCTGGTGCCAGTCGCTCGACGTGCGCGGATCTCCGTCGGTGAGGTATGCGCTGTCGTGGCAGCGGTCGCATGTGTATTTGGTGATGTTCGTGGTTTTTGCCATGATGTTCCTTTCAGGCGAGTCTTTGCCAGACGTGTCCGCCGATGATGGTGTGGATTTCCTTCCATGTGCCGCCATGGTCGTTGGGGTCTCCGGCGACGCACCAGTAGAGCGAGCCGATTGGGTGTGCGGCGAGGAAGGATGCCGCTGTCGCGCTGGATTGTGCGGTGATGGTGCCGTCCTGGCCGATGGTGATGGTCTTGCCATCGGGTTTGACGCCGCCGAGGGTGGCGGTGGATGCCACTGGCAGCGTGTACTTGTTCGCGCCGGACTGGATGCCGTCGAGCTTTTGCTTGTCTCCGCTGCTCATGAGGCCGTGGATCGTCGTGGTCGCGTCCCGTTCCTCGGCCAGCGCCTTCCATTCGTCCCAGCTGTTGGAGTTCCAGGTGCGCCGCCAGATCGTGCCGGTCTGCGGATCGGTGAGGATCTGCGTGGTCCAGCCGAGTGCGGTGCGTTGCACGATCAGACCGAAGTGGCCGACGCCGCTTGGTTTGTGCGAGCAGGTGTTGACGCCGCCCGCCCAGTAGGCACCATAGCCGGTTTTGAGCGTGTTGAGGTCGGTGCTGGTGAGGCTGGTGGGCGCGGGCAGCGTGTTCGGCGCGGTCAGGGTCACCGTGCTTCCGGCGCGGGTGGCGGTGACGCCTGTGCCGGCGGCGATGGTCTTCACCCGCTCCTGTGCCGTGTCGTTCGCCTGGCTTGCGAGCGTGTTCGCCGCATCCGCGGTGGTTTGCGCCTTGTCGGCTTTGCCGTCCGCCTGTTTGGCGAGGTCTCGTGCGCCGGCGATTTCGGCCGCGGCGTCGCTTGCGGCCTTGTTGGCTTCGGTGGCGGTTTTGCGGACCGTTTCGAGGTCGGCGGCGGTCACATCGGCGCTGAACGTCCAGTTGGAGAGGGTGAGGCCACTGCCGGCGTAGTAGGCGTGGCCGTCTCCGGAGCTTGATCCACCGCCGCCGGTCTCGCCGGTCGATTCCGTGGATGCGGTGGTCGCCTCGTAGGTTACGGTCGGGATGCCGTCTTCGATTTTGATGATTTTTTTGGTGATTTCGGCGGTGACCTTGATGCCGGTGGTGTTGTCGCGGCCGGTCACGGTGTCGCCCACGTCGAGGTCGATGCCGTCGGATTCCACATCCACGTCGATGCTGCCCGTATCTCGCAGCTCCTGAAGCTTTGTCTTGCCTTTGGTCTCGAGTTCGGCGGCGTCGGCGTTGCTGAGCTCGTAGACGCTTGTGCGCTCATCCGCGCCTTTGATGGTCTGCGTGTGGCTGAGCGTGCCTTTCTGGTCGGCGTACCAGTGGACGACGATCCTGTCCTTGAGTTCGCCCTTGCCGAGGCAGATCAGGTGGTTGATCGGATGCGAGGCGAGGGTCGCATCGAAGTCGATGAGGTCGGAGTCGATGAGGTCGCCGGCGGCCGTGATCGGCGGCGCGTCGACTGTCACGCCGTTCTGCGCTGCGGTGATGCGCAGCCGCAGTCCTGATGCGCGCAGCATCTTGGACAGGCCGCTCCACGCGTCGCAGTACCGGTCGAACTGCCAGTTTGCGGTTTTGGATGTGCCTTCCGTGACGGTGAGGATGTCCTGCAGTCCGATACGGGAGATGACGGTGCGCAGGAGCGTGCCGATCGTGCCGCTCATGGTCAGGTAGTCCTTGCCCTTGTCGGGTTCGAGGATCTTCGAGGCGAGCAGGCCGTGCCAGTCGCGACCGTGGTAGGTGAGCTCGCCCTCGCCGCCGGTGACGCTGGTCTTCACGTCGTCGACGATGCCGCCCCAGCCGGTGCCGTCGACCCACCATCGGCAGCCTGGTTTCAGGCATGCCGGGCATTGGAGGTCGAAGTCGTTCTCCCCCGACCCGTATGCCAGGTCGAGCGTCCATGAGGCGTACGAGCCGGACGGCGTGCCGTTCGTGTCGGTGACGATCAGGTCCATGGCGGTTCGCTCCTCTCCTCGATGGCGGTCAGGTCGAATTTGAATCCGCCAGCCCAGCTGATCGTGCTCATGCCGGGCGGCAGCGGTTCAAAGATGTAGGTTCCGGATCCGCGTCCGGTGCCTCGCACGGCTTTGCCGAAGAGGTTGGTGTGCAGGCCGGTGTCCGAGATCATCGTGACGGTTCTGCTATCGGAGGCCGCGTCGATTTCGAGGCGGCTTCCGGCCGGTATGGTCGCGTCGACCTCGTACCGGTTCGTGCCGATGATGATGTACGGGTTGACGCACGGGCCGAAGATCGTGAGCTTCACCGGCTGCGGCATGCCGGTCGCGTTGGTCACGGTGTCGAGGATGCTCATGCCGGCGTAGTCGTGCGGGTAGTCGTACGGGTAGTCGAGGTCGCCGCCGGCCTTGTCGGCTCGCGGGTCGTGGTGTTCGGTGGTCCCGCGCCGCCACACGCCGTCTGCAAGCACGATGGTCAGCTGCGTCTCGACCATCGTGGGCGTGATGGACTGCGGTTCGCTCTTCGCGATCCATGCCCTGGTCTCCCATTCGCCGTCGGCCACGAGGGTGCCTGGCGTGCCGGCGGCCATGTCGGCGTCGGCGAGGCGGCGCAGCAGGTCGAGCGTGGCGGTCGAGTCGTGGATCTTCACGGCGACGGTCTCCTCGCGCGCGCCGCGGGTGATGCCGGTCAGGCCGCGTGCGCCGATGCTGTAGTCCCAGACGCGGCCGCGCAGTCCGGCGAGCGTTTCGCCGTACAGAGGCCCTTCGAAGCCGATTCGCTCACCTGTGGCGGCGGATGCGTATTCAAGCGATTGCACTTCTCACCTTCCTTGCGAAGTCGCGGTCCCCTATCGTCGGCGTGCACCTGGCGATGATCGATCCGAGGTCGTCGTGCAGCGATTCGACGGCCGCGATGAGTTCCCGCAGATCGCCGTCGCCGGCATTGGCGCCGGTGCCGGCCGTGACGTTCAGCCTGCCGGTCTTCGACCAGTCCGCGTCGGAGAGGCTCATCGTGGAGACGAGCGAATCCATAGAACGGCTGACCACATGCGCGGAATCGTCGATGCCCAATGCCATGCCACGTCCGACCATCACGCCGATCTCGTCGCGGAACACGCGCGACGGCGAATGGATGCCCAAAGCGTTCTTGGCCTTGTCCACCAAGCCCGACAACGCGTGGGTGATGCTGGAATATAACGGGCCGACCATTCCTGTGATGCCGTTGATCAATCCCTGGATGATGTTGCGTCCCGCGCTGACGAGCCAGCTGCCCGCTCCGGACACCGCGCTCCGGACGGTTCCGCCGATCCCGCTCACGACGCTCCCGACACGGCCAACCATGTTGCTTACGGTGCCGACGATGCCGCCCCAGACGCTCGACACAATGCTTCTGACGCCATTCCACAACGCGGCCCACACGCTTCGGATGGTCGAGCATGCGGCGGATACCACTCCGCTGACCATGCCGACTCCTGCGGAAACGACGCCTTGGATGCCGCCCCACACTGCCGACGCGATGCCCTGGATGGCCGACCACGCGGCGCTCCAGTTCCCGTTGACGACCGCGAGCGCCAGTTGGATGATGCCTTGGATGACGGTGAGTGCGGTGTTGATGATTGTGGTGATGATGGTCCATGCGCCTTGTACGACGGTGGATATGGTGTTCCAGAGTCCGTTCCAGACCGTGCTGATGATGGTGGTGGCGGTTTGGAAGATGGTTTGGATGTTCTGTATTCCGGCTTGCAGGAGTGGTGTGATGGTGGTGATGAATGTTTGGATGCCGGTGATGATCGCGGTGAGTGCGGTCATGATGATGGGGCCGATTGTGTTCCAGACGTTTTGGAGGATGGTGGTGATGAGTGTCCATCCGGTTTGCCAGATTTGCTGGATTTGGCTCATGGTCTGGGTGATGAATGTTCCGATGGCTTGCAGTGCGGGTTGGCATGCTGTGCTGATCTGGTTCCAGATTCCCGTGAACCATGTGGCGAAGCTGTTCCAGAGCTGTTTGCCCGTTTCGGTTTGGGTGAAGAACCAGGTCAGTGCGGCCACGACCGCGGTGATGCCTGCGATGACGAGGACGAATGGGTTCGCATCCAAGGCAGCGCTGAATGCCAATTGCACGGCGGTCGCGGCCTTGGTCACCGCACTCCATGCCGATTGAGCTGCCTTGACAATATTGAACGAGCCGGCGAGTTGCTTCAGTGCTCCAGCCGCGTTTCCCGCGTCGGAGATCTTGCCAATCATGTCGAAAGCGGCCGTAGCGGTCTTCTCCACACCGGAGGCAGTCGCGGAAATGGCCTTCAGCCCACCGGAAACTGTTTTCAGCCCGGCTGATACCGCGCTGATGCCTTTGCTGGCGAGGATGAGCGCGGTGATTCCCTTGGCCAGCGGGATGATGCTGTCCGCGTGGGCCGACACGTAGTCGAGAAGACCTGACACGGCATGCAGGAGCGTTTTGAATCCGTCCGCAACCGCCGGCAATTGTCCTTTCGCCTGATTGTAGAGTTCGGAGAGTGGTTCGGAGATGACATTCCAGACGGCTCCGGCAGCTCCCGACAGGGATGAGCCGAGCTCCTTCAGATCGTCCTTGAGGGAAGCGAGATAGGAGGCGAACTGCTGGACGGTCTGGCTTTTGCCGAGCTTGTCGAAAAAGGCGGTAACCGTGGGGATGGCCTGTTCCAATCCCTTCTGCAATCCCACGCCGACCTTCTCCAAAGTCGGGGACACCGCCGCGGTGAACGCGTCGATGAGCGGAATGGCCTGGTTGAACAGTCCGCGCAGTCCGTTGAGGACGGGCGTGGCTGCGGTCTCGCCGAGTCGGCTCAACGCGGCCTTCACGTTCGCCAGCGCGCCGGCGAACGTCGTTCCGGCGCTCTGGGCGGCACCGCCCAATCCTTCCTGCATGGCGTCGGCGAAGGTCTGGAAGTCGATCTTGCCGTCCGAGACCATGTCGGACACTTCGGCGCTGGTCTTGTTCAGGTGCTTGCCGAGCATCTGGAGGACCGGGATGCCGCTCGACATGAGCTGGAGCATGTCGTCGCCCTGGAGTTTTCCTCGCGCGGCGACCGATCCGAAGATCGTGCCGATGTCGGTCAGGCTACGGCCGCTGATCTGCGCGGTGTCCGCCACCGTCTTCAGGACCTTGGTGAGCTGTCCGCCCTCCTTGACGCCGGAGGCGGACAGGCTGGCCGCGACGGTCGCGGCGTCGCCCAGTCCGAACGCGGTGCCCTTGACGGATGCGAGCGCGTCGTTCATGATCTCGGTGACGCTTGCGCTGTCGTGGCCGAGGCCCTTGAGCTTGGCCTGCGCGTTCTCGATGTTGAGGGCGCGCGTGAAGCCGCCTTTGGCGGCCAGTGCGGTGATGCCTCCGGTGATGGTGGCGATCGCGCCTGTGCCGACCTTGCCGATCTTGCCGAACGCGCCGCCGATCTTCGAGATGAGGGTGTTGGAGCCTTTCCTAGAGGCTTTGCTGACGGCGTCGCCGATGTCGCCTTCGATGCTTTTGCCGAATCCTTTGCCGGATGGTTCGACGTGGACGTATACGACGCCGATGTCCTGTGCTGCCATCGTGTTCCTTGCTGTTTGTCGGGATTCCGATGGCGGTCGGGATCAGAAATCGTCGTTGATGTGGAAGTAGGCTTTGAGCCGTTCCCTGTCCTCGCGCTGCCGACGGGTGAGGCTGTGCGTCGGCGTCGGTTGGCGGAGGGGATCGTGCCCGTGGTCGAACCATGGTCGTTTCTTTTGCTCAGGAGCGGTCAGCCATGCGGCCTGTTCGGCTCCGTCGGGCACGTAGACGGCGTTCTGCAATGCCATCCACGAGTGGCTCGTGTGGTCTTTGAGAATCTCGCGGGTCAATGCCCATGCGAGTCCCCAGTCGGTTCGCGGCGGGCTCCCGCGAACCATTCCTGGAAGCGTACGGGCCTGTAGACCTGCCCGTACGCTCGGATCCAGTCGTAGGCTAACGCCGCGCGGTGGTTGTTCCAGAGGTGGGCGAGGTAAACGCTTTTGGGTCCAGTCCGGATTCGTCGGCCCACGCCTTCACCGTGGCGGTGAGGTAGGCGATCGGACGTTCCGTCTTGCGCAGCACGTTCCAGAAGTTCGGCTTCATCGCCTGGAAGTACGCGAGGAACGCGGCCATGCACGCGCTGGTCTCCTCGTCGGAGAGCGTCGGCCTGCTCTTGACCAGGAGGATGGCCTGCACGAGTTCGATGGGCAGTTCCGCGTTGTTGAGGTTCGGCAGGTCGAGTTTCGCTCCGGCGACCTCGAGGTGCACGTCGGGCTTGAGCTCCTCGGCGTCGGAAAGGTCGACTTCGACCATGTGGTAGGTGTTGTCGCTCATGTTGGCTCCGTTCTGATGTTGGCGGTTGGTAAAAGGATCCCGTGCCGTCGACCGCCATCGGCGGCACGGGAAGAATCGATGGGCTACTTGGCGCCTTCGGTGACGAGGCCCCACGCGTGGAACTGTTCGCCGTTAGTGCCCTTGAGCATCTTGAACGTCATGCTGAAGTTCATGATCTCGCTGGATTTCAGGCTCACGTCGTCGCGGTCGGACACCTTCGAGTTTGTGCCGTACAGGAGGAAGGGGCGGTCCCGCTGGTCGAGCGCGACCAATACGAGGATCCATTCCTTCTTCAGTCCGGCTCCCTTGATGCTGATGCCTCCGTCGGATTCCACGTCCACGTCGAAGTAGGCGGACACCACGTCCTTGCGTCCCTCCATCGCGGCGAGCTGGAGCGTCCAGTAGCCCGGGTCCGTGTCGGACAGGACGATGTCGCCGTTGTGCGCCTTGTAGTCGGTGCTGTCGCCCGGCTCAGGATGCAGGACGGCGCCGTCCTCGGTGGAATAGCCGATCGGTTTCTTGTTGGACGGCGGCGTCCAGTTCACGCCGGTCGGCGCGGTGAACGTGCTGTCGCCTTTTGGGAACAGGAACAGCGCGTAGTTCTTGATCAGGCGCACGTTGCCGGCGGTATTGCCGTTGGACACGTACCCATAGTCGGTCGATCCGTCCTGCAGGCTGGTTTCGGATGCCGTCTGTTCGGCGGCGATGGGTTCTTCGTTGCTGTCAGACATTCCTGTCTGCACCTCGTTTCCGTTCTGCGTGTGGCGGCACGTCTTTGCTTATCTTTTCTTGTGTTTTCAGTTCAGGCGACGGATACCTCGAGCAGGAGCACGCCGTACGCGCACACCAGTCTCTTGTCATCGTCCGTCATGCGTACCGGTCCGGATTCCAGTGACGCGTCGATGAGCGGCGCGACGGTTCCGAGCCTGATGATCTCCCTTGCGATTGCCTCCCACAGGCGGGCGGCCTTGTCCCAGTCGCCCGTATGGTCCTCTTTCATACAGCGCACGCCCAGCCGCAGTCGCACGTATTGGGAGATGGGAGTGCTCATGCCCTGCATGGAGTCGGCCAATGTGGCTTCGGTGAAAGGCGGTTCGAGGTCGTTGCGTTCGATCGTGTCGAACGTCACGTCCGGGAACAGCTCCCGCAGCCTGGGCAGGAGCAGCGGCTCCGTACGCCGCGGGGTGACGGGGATGCTCATACGCGCATCCTCCCGAGCGTGTCCTCCAACGTGCCGTGCGCCTTCTCCACGGGTGCGGGGCAGAGGATGGCCACGCCGTTGCGGTTCGCGCCGTTATGGTCGCGCACCATGCACCGGCTGTCGGTGACGGCCTCGTTGGCGGCGTCGCGCATGCGGTCACGCAGGGTATCGTTCTTCAGCACCTGCTGGCTGAACGCCTTGCGGTTGAACACGAATCTGCATCGTTTGGCCATGGTTTATCCTTTTCGCTCTCCGACGGCGATGACGTCGCCGATGTGGCGTCCGTGGGTGTTGTTCCATACTTGCGGTTTGCCTTTGACTGGCAGAAGGACGCCTCTGACTTTGATCAGGTCGGCTGGCTGGATGCCTGTCGGTTGGCTGCCGCGGATGTGGATCGTGTATTCGATGGTCAGTGGATTGGCGTTCTCCTCGACCTGGTCAATGGTGGAGGTTGGGGCTACCACCGCCTGGAATGCGCCGACGCGGACGGGTTCGCCTTGGATGGGGTTGCCGTCCGTGTCGGTCGTGGGCTGGCCGCGCCACACTTCGATGGTTTCCATTAGGACGTCTCCCCCGTTGCCATGTCGACGCTGAACGCGCGTTGGGCGTTGATGCCGAGGATGCGTTTCTCGTCGTCGCGCAGCCACAGGTCGCCGGTTGGTGCTCCGAAACTGTATTGTTCGCTGAAGCTGCCGGTGGTCTGGTTCATCTGGGTGACGCCGCCGGGGATGCCGTACGGGTCGGCCTGCATGATCCTGCGGACGATGTCGCATGTGATCTTCGCCAGGAGGCGTGGCCGTTCTTCGAGGAGCCGCCGCCAGATGGGCGAGCGTTCCTTGATGTAGTCGGTCACGTCCGCGAGATGCGTGTCGGCTTTCTGACGTTCCTCGTCGGTGAGCTTGTGCCACCTCCGTTCGAGATCGTCGGAGGTGGCGAACATGTCCGGTTCGTCCGTCATGGTCACTTCTTGTCCGGCAGCTTGATCACCCCGGAGGCCGCGAGGCCGGTGATAGTGTCATCGAACTGTTTCGCCAAAGTATTGAAAGCCGTGACGAGCTTGTCGAATTCATCCTTGGTCGGAGCGGCTGCGGCGGCCTTGACGATGTTGCTGTCAACGTTGCCAATCGTCTGTTCGGGCGCGAACTGCTTGATGCCGCCGAGAGTGTCCTTGCCGGCCTCCGGCAGTTCGTAGGCACCGGAACCGGCGGAGAAGGCGGTGCCGTCAGTGTTGACAAGCCGCACCTGCGCGTCCAACGGGCCGACAGTGTGCTTTTCCTCGCCTGCGGGGTTGATCACAAGCGTCTGGATGGGGAAACTCATCGTTCACCTCACTCGGTCTTGAGCACGGCGAACGCGTTCGGGTCGATGACGGCGAACGCGTACATCGCTTCGGTACGGTATGCGATCTGGTTGTGGGCCTTCAGGTCCACGCCGGTCTGGTCCGGGTCGCCGTAGGCGATAATCTCGCTGGTCAGGTCGCGGACCATGCCCCATTTGATGAGGCTGAAGTCTCCCATGAACGCGAGCACCTTCGTCGGGGTCGAGGCCAGTCGCCCGTTGACGGTGCCGGAGGTCGCGGCGGTGATGCCGTCCAAGCTGCCGGCCTGCAGGTTCAGCGGGATCTCCGGGTAGAAGCGCATGCCGGTGGAGGGCACGCGCAGCTTGCGCAGACGGGACGCCCACGTCTTGGACAATGCCACGCCGTTGATGTCGTAGGAGTCGTTCAGCGCGTCGGCCAAGGCATCCACGTTGCTGATGTCGTCATCGCCGGCGGTCACCTGCACGGCGGACGTGCTCAACGGGTTGAATCCGGAAAGCGCGGTGCCAGCCTTCGGGTTGATCGCATGGTAGATCACGTAGTCGAGCGCACGGCCCAAAGCGGCTGCCTGATCCGCCTGGATGCTGCGGATGATCTGCAGCTGGTTGTCCTCGTCGGCCCACTGGAGTTCGCTCGTGACGCGGGTGGTAGTCTGCACCTTGAAGCGCTTCGCCACGACGGAATCCACGGTCTGCTCGTAACTGTTCTTGACCGCGCCTTCGGCCACGACCTCGGCTTCGCTCTTGCCGTTGAACACGAGGTAGTCGGCGTCGGAGAAGATCTGCGGCGTGCTGGGGCTCAGGGACGCGATGGTGCTGGTGTCCTTGGCCTTGTTCACGATTTCGGTGGCCACGCTCACGGGGAGCTTGATCTGGTCTGTTTTCATCGCCATGATGGCTTGTCCTTTCAGTCGTTATCTGCCGAGGAGCTGATGGATGTACGAGAGCTCTTCGGCGTCCTTGTTGTTCTGGTGCGAAGGAGAGCCTGTCTGGTTCTTCACCCTCGGCGGCTTGGATGCTGGATGCAATGCCGCTCGCAGGAGGTCCGCATGCGCTTCGAGTTCCTCTTTGCTGCCGCCGCGGAGCAGTTCGGCCGGAACGTCCTTGTCTTTGGCGACTTCGGACACCCATTCGGCGTGCTGTTTCTCGGCCGCGGCGTCGTCGATCTGCTTGCGCAATGCGGCGTTTGATTCCTTAAGCTTGTCGATTTCGCTCTTTCCGGCGTTCTCCATCTCGTCGAGTTTCATGGCTTTTGATTTGAGCTCGTCGTAGTCCTTGTACTTGCCGCGCTCCTTCGCCAACCTTTTCTCGACGATCTGGTCGACCTGTTCCTGGGTGAACGATTTCGGCTCGCCGCCGTCGCCACTATCGCCGGAACCGCCCTCGTCCCCGCCGCCGTCGATGAGACGGATACGGGCCGGGAATCGGAATCTGTTGAACATGCTGTGCTCCTTCTTGCTGTTTCCCGTGGATTCGAGTTCGACCGCGCCACGGTGCGCTGTATGGTCCTCCCACGCGATACGGCGCATGGTCGCCGCCAACCGGACCGGCTGGTCGAGTGGTGGATGCAGGATTCGCACCTGCGTGGCTGTGAAGCACCCGATTTACAGTCGGGTCCGTTCGTCTACTCCGGCAATCCACCAAAAATGGCATAAGAAAAGCCACCCATGTGGGTGGCTTGGAATGATTTCAGACCTGTGGGATGGGCACTTTCCTGGCACCGGTCATGTAATGCCAGAATTCATCCGTTCCAGGAGTAAGGCTATGCAAAACGCCTGATGTTTTATCGACCGCGATGCTTGGCGTTCCAGGTACCGGATGTTCACTGGTCGAAGCGGCGAAATCAAGGCCGATGATCCATGCGTCGGAATTTTCCGCAGCGCCTATCGCCCTCATGCCGGGATATTCGGCAAGGACGAGGCCGATGGCATCCGTCAATATCATCTCTGGCCCTCCTTGCAGTATTTCAACACCAGTTCAGTAGGTTCCGCATCGTCTACCCTCATTATACGTGTCATGCCATGGTTGACCATTTCGAAATACCTTGACACGTTCATCGACCCGGTTTGCGGGTCCATGAAATGTATCCCGTCTTTCAGGTTCTCCGCGACGAAGACATGCCTCGTTCCATCAAGCCACTCCACTTCGACGAACGCGCGGCTGCCTTTGCCCCATTCATCCAAAAGCGCCGAAGCGCCATCAAGACCTGAATCGGAGCCACAAGACCGCCAATCGCCTTTAAAGGAGCTTCCCCACCGGTTAGTGTCCGTGTCCAAGGCCGGAAGTCCTGTCCTGGGATCCATCGGCCTCGGCATCGCGGTGACTGCGTATCCTCGCCTGCGCATTTCGTAAGCGACGACGCAACGCTGGCAGTTATTCCTGTATTCCGGACCCTCATCGAACATCGGATTCGTCCCCACGACCGCATCCCTCAGGTTTCCGCTTCCAAGGAAGGTCCTGAACGGATGCTTCGCGTCGAACTTCGGCGGACGGCCCGGAGTCTTCTTCAATGCTTCGGGGACCACGGAATCCGTGCACACGCCGGGAGAGCTCCTGTACGCTTTGAGAATGTCTCCATCGTATTCGCGGTCGGCGAGCGCTTTCATTCGCTCGTATTCGGCTTTGTATGCGGTTTCGTCGTATCCGGCGAGCACCTGTTTGCCCCAGTTCGGCATGGGTTGGCAATGGCAGTCGGCGTGGTAGATGTTGCCTTTGCCACCTGCCGCTTCCTCGCTGGTGTATGCGTAGCCGCGTGAGGCGAGCATGGCGCAGAACGCGCATGTTTTGGGACCTTTTGGTACTCTCGCCCATTTTGGTTTCGTGGGGTCGAGTCGTATGTTCCGTCGTTCGGTCAATCGGGCGCCGGTGCGGATCATGTCGGTGATGAACTGTTGCGCGTCGTCGATGTTCGAGAATGATGGCCACAGGTCGTCGATGGTCGCGCCGGATCGTGCCTGGCCTGCCATGACCTGCGAGTAGGTCAATCCGTTGTAATCGGTGTTGGCGAAGCCGCCTTGGACCTGCCAAAGTACCCGTTCCGGTTCCAGGTCAGATCCAGGGGCGAAGTCTGGCATGGTCACGCCAGCGTATTCGGCCCATGCGGTGCGTACCGTCGCATAATAGTCGTCGGCGAGGCGGTTGGCCGCGGCCGTGTATTCACGCACCGTTTCGCGCGCGTTCAACGGGTCGCGTTCCAGTACGGTCTCGATTTCATCGGCGGCCGCGTCGGTCAGGTTCGTGAGGTTGTCCTGGTAGTCCTTCCATGCTTGGTCAAGCACCTGTTCCAATGCTTTGCGGCGTTCCGGAGGCAGATTCAGATTGTTCAGATTCATCTGACGCCTCCTGCTGCTGGCTGTTTTGCGCCGCGCGGATCTTGAGCTGGTCCACGACGTTCTGCGCGCGTGCCTTGCGCTGGTCGGCGCGTAGACGCGTGATTTCCTCACGGCTCAGGCCGAGGCGTTCGAGTCCGACGTCGGAGTCGGCGTAGCCGGTGACCTTGTCGGCGATCTTCGTGAACGCGTCGGCGCGCGCCGCATCGGAGACCTCCCTTGTCGGTGCCCATACCGGGTGCACGTCGCGTATGGAGTCCGGTATCGTGTTCGCGCCTTCGCGCAACGCCACGGCGATGCCCATGGCCCGTTTGAGTTCCCGTCCGAAGGCCACGTTCTGCTTGTCTGCGATGCGTGTCAGACGTCGTTCGGCGGACGCCATGGCCTCGGCACTGGTCGGGTTGTCCAATGTGATGCCCAGGTAGTCGACCGGCACCCGGGTCTGCGAGGCGACGAGCATGGCCATCGTCTTGAGCATGTCCGAATGGGGTGTCATGGACGCCTGCTGCACCTGCTGCAATTGGGGAAGGTTGCCGTCCTCGTCGGCACTGATCGCGTTGATCGCCTGGATGAGGCTCTTCCACGTGTTGCTGCTGAACGCGTCCTTGTTCGCGCCGATGAACCAGAGTTTGGGAACGGAGTAGAATTCGGCCGATGCCTCCATGCGGACCATGGTGCGGAATCCGGCGTCCACGAGGCTCATGAGCGAACGGCTGATGCGGCTGTGGCCGAACGGGCGGTCCATCTGCCTGTCGTAGGCGAGCGCGACGACCGTCGGCTGATCGAAGTTCGTTTCGATTTTCTCCGCACGCCATGGCATCAGGTGGCCGGAGCATTCGTAGACCTTGCCTGGAAGCCACACGTTGAACGCGCATATCCGCCCGTCCTTGTCATCCTCGGTGATGGTCAACGCGGCGGCCAGACGATGGTTGCGCCGGTCCCAGATGCCCGCGGACCAGTCGGCGGAACGCGGAATCATACTGATTCGTTCCGGATCCTCCGGGTCTGCGGCGATGGTCAGGAAACTGCATGAATGCTTGTATGCGGATACGATCAGTTCGGACGTGGCCACGTCCAATTGGTTGTCCTCGAACAGGTCGCCAACACCCATCGTGTCGTCACCGGAAATGCTGAACCCTTCCAGGTCGCTCAAATCGCTCAATGAGCGGACGGCCAGTTCCGGCCATCCAATCATCGCCTCGACCTTGTTTTTGATCTGGTCCGGGATGGAGATTCCGAAGTCCTTGAACCGTTCCTTGCAGTCGTAGTAGGCTCCGCGGATCAGGTTGCGTGGATATTTCTCTCGCCATACGCGCAACAGTTCGTGGATGATGGGCATGTCCTCGTCGTCGACGCCGAGGATGGCGCCGATGTTGCCGCTCGCGGTATCGAGGTAGCTGCTGCCGGTGAATTTCGGTGCCGTGCTTACCGTAGTGCCGTCGGCCATGTAGAACACCATCAGACCATCACCTCCTGTCGTCTTCCCGGATGTCGTTTCGTCGTGCACGCCCCGTACAGGGCGAGTGTGGTGGACACGAGCGGGGTTATGTCAATGTCACTGCCAAGTTTGTTCCAGGCGATCGCGCCGGACTGTCCCAATGGGCGCGTGGTCGCGCCCTTGACGGCTGCGGCCAGCTGCGGCTGGTATTCGTCCCGCGGATGCTTGAGCGTTCCGGCCTTGAGCATGTCGAGGAACCGGCCACATGCGCGGCCCATCTCCTGCATGTTCGTGACCATGACCTTCACATGTGCTTTCTTCAGTTCCGGCAGCAGGCTCATAGCGGGCGACTGGGCGTCGATGACCACGCTGGCGGTCTTCGGCCAGCGTTCAGCGAGCCAGTCCACGGCCCACATGGTTCCCGCCTGCCGCGCGTCCTTGATGTTCGCCATCTGGACGATGGCCGAACCGTCCGCGTATCGTAGCGCCGCTCCGATGGTCAGCACGCTCCTGTCCGGAGGCATGTCGATGCCGAAGCTCACCGTGCCGCCTTCGGGCACGTCATCGACGGCCGCGGCCTTCCACTGGTCGGGGTCGATGGCGTATGCGGTGACAGTCTCATCCCAGATGCCGAGCGCCTCACGGCGGAACGAATCGTCGGACAGGTTGTTGCGCATGCGTATGATTGCCTGTTCACTGGTACGTCTCGGATAGCTGGGATTCGCTTTAGCCCACTGTTCGCGGTCGTCCGGATCCGCGTCCTTGTCGGCGGCAAGCTCCACGTAGAGGAGGTTCCCGTCATGGTTCAGCGCGTGCATGCGCTTCTCCGTGAACGCCTCGCACTGGTCTCCTGGCTTGGGTGGATTGCCCATGTACACGACCAACGGGTTCGGGCTCGTGTTCAGGACGGGGATCATGTTGTCCATCGCGCGCACGGTGAGGATCTGCGCCTCGTCGAAAACGGCCACGTCCACGCTGTGCAGGCCTCGGCCGAAACCGTTCTCTCGGGCGCCGAACATGATGCGGCTGCCGGACGTGAACGTGATCTCCTGCTGGCCGTTCGCCCTGCGGATGCGTTCCACGTACCTGCCGAGCATCGGGTTGTGTTCCATCTCGCACATGTCCGCGAACGTCTCGTCGCTGGTGCGCGTGTGGTGGGCGGTCCAGATGGCCTTCAGGTTCGGCGTGAGTATCGCCTTGAGGAACAGCGCGGTGCCGACGGTGAAGGTCTTGCCGATCTGCCTGCAGCTGGACAGCACGGCGCCGTCCGCGCCACACGCGTACTTGCCTTCCGTGTTCTTGGCGAACAGAAGCCACAAGAAACCCTGCTGCCACAAGTCGAAACGGATGCCGGCCTTGCGCGCGGCTTTGTTGATTCGCGTGAACTCGCTGCCGACGATGCCTTCCGGCTGGCGGAGGACCTTGGCGATTTCAGACAATCGACGCTCCGACATCGTCCGTCACCTCGTCTTCCTCATCGTCCAGCAGGTCGGTCAGACCTCCGCCTTGGAGTGATTCGATGCGTTCGCATACATCGATGAGCTGGCGGCTGATCGCGGGTAGTGCGTTTGCCGGTGTGGACGTGTCGTCCATAGCCTTCTGCAGTCGGTCGCGGTTGGCGCGCAGCATGTCCAGCATGCTGCCGTCCATCATTCTCTCGAAACTCCGCTGGTCGAGGTCCTGCTCCGGCTTCTGTTTCGTTTCCACGACTTTGACGGGTGGCTTACTGTTCCAGTCCTGTGCGGGCCTGTTCTTTTTCCGACGATAATCGGCTTTCTGACGGCAGGATTTGGAGCAGTACCGTTGCGGCCGCCCGTGGCCGGAAGGCCGGAATTCCTTGCCGCAGAGTTCGCACTTCATGGCGTCCACCTCCGCTTTCCGACCTTTCGTCGTTTCCCCTGTTTCCGACGTTTGAATTCCGGGGGAAATATCGGCACTGCACCCGAGGCTACCCCAAGGGTGTATGGCAGGGTACCCTGCCCTGGTATCGGGTCAGATGCCGAACGTTCTGAATGGCAGCGAGCTTGATTTGATGGTCTGCTTGCCGGCCAGCAGCGCTCGTGCATGTTCGTCTGTCTTGTCGCTCTTGAACCTGTTGCAGATGCGGTGCGTGAGCCTGCAGTTAGTGAAGCTGTATGGATCACCGCCGCGTGAGACTGGTATGAGTTCGTCTACTTCGGCGCTCATCGGATGTGGTGTCTTCAATGTCTTGTCGACCGGCTTGCCGCAGATGGCGCACACATCGTATGCGGCCAACACTCTTTGCCTGAGCATGCGCCGCCGGTATCCGTTGCTGACCCGCTCGTTGCGTCGCTTGCCCATGGTCATTCCTTCGTATGAAGTCCTAGCATGGCCAACCACATGTCGACCAGGGATCCCGTCATCTGCGAATATCCCCTCCCGAGGTTATTCATGGAGCGCCTTCGGCGGGAGTCGAACCCGCGCATACACGCGGCCGCAAGGAAGAGGATCCGAAGATCTGCGACCGGTGCGATCTGCCACTGATTCCTACGAAGGCATGGACAGGCGGTTTGAGCATCACCGCATCACATAAGCGCGGGATTGGCCTGCCTGCCGCTGTTGGTGTATGCCCACTCTGACGTGAGTGGGCGGAGCGTGTCCGATATGCCGTTCGGACAGGACGGTGTTACGTAGCCCAAGGAGTTAGGAGAATCCATGGCGGATATGAAAAGGGTCCAAACCAATTCACCTCGGTTTGAACCCTCTAATCCACTGACAATTGTGCGTTGCACTTTCGATTTTGTCAAATCGAGTCGCGTCGCACGACCTGTCCATGCACGTCGGAAAGCCTGTACAACGGCTGCCCCTTCACGTTTTCACCAACCGGTTGGAGCCTGCCGCGCTTGCGCCATGAGCGAATCGTGTTCGCGTTGCACTGGAATCCGCATTCGCGCAGCAGTTCCGCGCACTCCCCCGCCGTGAACGCGCGTCCCGACCGAACGCATTCCCTCAGGAACCCCAACCGCACATCCGCCACAAGGTAAGTGTTGCCGCACACGGGACATGCAACGCTTACCGCGCCGACCGCCGCTGTCAATTCGACTCCGCACAGCGGGTTCGGGCATCTGCCGATGCCATGTTTCGCAGGCGGCACGTCGATGATGTCCAGCGTCTTTCGAACCATCGACTCCCACTCATGGTAGAAGTCGGCGATGTCAGGCATGCGGCGCAGTCGAGGACTGCCGGCGCAGACACGCAGCATGTCCACCAGCGGCGGGTGCACGCCATAGGTCGCCCAAGGCATGGCGGGCGGAGCGTACAACCGGCGCCAGAGTGCGATTGCGGCATTCTCGATGGCCTGCATGTGGTCGAGCACCGGCAATCGGATTGGCGTCGGTGCGGCTGGAAGGTTGACGCGTCCAGGCTGGCGGCCTCCGTAGTGCGCGGTCGAGTCCAGGAACTCGTGCAGCGCATCCAACCATGATGGATATTCCCGCAGCCAGCCACGCATCAGCCCATCGCATCTCGCGCACATGGTGTCGCCGACAGCGCATCCCCCGCGCAGACTAGGCACACGCCGGCGAGCGCTGGCTTGTTTTGGTTGGTTTGTGCTGGTTGTGTCTGGTTTGGTGTTGGTTGGGATTCGTTGTTTTGTTCGTTCATTTGTTCGATTCCCTCCGGCGTGGTAGTCTTCTGGTGGTGTCAGGAGCCCGGCCGGAAGGTCGGGTTTTTGTTATTCGCGGTGTTGTTGGATGATCGCTTTGATTTCCTCTTTGGGGACTTGTGGCATCAGTGGTG